TATATCTCTTCGCCAGATTTAAATTTTATTGTTGCATAGAAATCGTCTTCGATTGACATAATTTTATTTCCCTTTTAATTGTATAGTGATTATTTCATAATTAAATCTTTCTTCATTGTAAATTTTAATTCTTTCAATAAAGTGGTTTAATGTATAGTTTCTTTTGTTCTTAAGGGAACAATCATCTGCTATATCATATAAAATCGCTTTTACTTTGTTTGCTCCTTTTCTAAGTACTCGTCCAATACTTTGCAAGTTACGAATGCGTGATTTGCTCGGAGAAGCAAAGATAACATTATGGAGGTTTTTAATATTGATACCAGTTGAGAATGTACCATAGGAAGCAACTATTATAGCGTTGTTTTCTTTTTCGGTAATTTCTCTTACCTCTTCTCTTTCTTGAGCATCAACTCCACCGTGTACAAAGAATAATTGCCTATTACTCTTCTTATTTTTATTTATTAAATCATAAAGTACTTTACCGTGGGTTTCTACTCTACTGTATAAGATGAGAGTGTTACCCTTTAAATCTAATGCTAAATTTCTTATAAAATTATTTCTTTGTTCATGAGATATAAGATATTCAATCTCATCTGGATAGGTTTCAAACTTCTTAGGAGGATGCTTAAGAACAAGACATTGGATATCTAATTGAGAAAGATGTCCTTGCTTCATTAGTTCATCTGTTTTGGTCACCTTGTATGATGGACCAAATAACCCCTCTAAGACCCATTTATGCGTCTGTGTGCCGTCTAAAGTACCAGTGAAACCAAATCTATACTTAGCATGATGTAACTTAGTCATTATAGATACTAATGACTTTGATTTAAATAGGTGTGCTTCATCTCCTATAACTACATTATAATCTTCAAAGAATGATCTTTCTAGTTTATAAACAGATTGCCAAGTAGTAATAGTAACAGGATAATCATTACTCTTTTCTTTTCCAGCATATATCAGGTGACAGTATGACTCAGCATCCCAACCATAATCCAAAAAGTCCTTATACATCTGTTCTACGAGTGATGTCGTGGGAACAACTAAGAGAATTTTTTGTCCTTTCTCTACATAATACCTTACAAGAGAGTAAATCATCAACGATTTGCCTGAAGCAGTGGGTGATATCAATAGCTTTCTATTATGTCTTAAGGCATCGTATACTCCCTCAACTTGGTACTTCCTGGGTTGATGATTGCAAATAGATTGCATGTAATCTTTTACACCCGCATATGATATTCCTTTATTAACTTCAAAAGGAGCACCATAGTATTCATTATCTGCAAACTTATATGTGTAATCGTTCCTCTCACAAAAAGAAATAATTTTATCTAACAGTCCTACATATATCTTTTTTGTTCTCATATCGAATAGGTGGATCTCTCCATTCCAATTCCTATTCCGATATTGTGGCATAAACTTTGCACCCTCTACCTCAAAGGTAAAGTGGTCTCTTAACTCATACTCAATATGAGGTTCTGAATCAATTTTTAAAAATACTTCGTTAGACTTAGATATAACGACATTAGCACTCGTATCAATCACCTAGTACATGCGTCTAGAATTATTTAGATACCCCTGTCAACCCAACCCAGAATTAAATCTCATAAACTCAATTGCATTCTTAATCTGATATGTTCTATTCTGTATTACTTTAAGAATACTTTCTAAGTATACAAGCATAGTATCATAGTAATCAATCTTTAAATTGGAATTGGAAAGTTTCTCATCTGCATCAAGATACTTAGTCATAGTATCTTTATCTCGTATCTTTTTTGGAAAAGGATTCTCTACATATACTTCTGGATCTGCTTTCCCACTAAAATATTCGTACCGTTCATGACGGATATTCTTTCTTTGTTGTTCTGCCTTCTTTCTTAATAGGAAGATGGTATTATATAATTCAAAATACTTCGCATGTAGAGAGGGGACATTCAATGATTCTTCATGTAGATTATCTCTATCAATCTTTGCATCTTTTTCCCACATCTCTTGAAGTTTATCAAGAGTTACACTCATAAAAGGTTATTTTCTAAATCAGTTAGGTTGTATATAGTATACTTGAAACTTACCTCTGCTGTAAAGTACTCGATATCTGTATCAGTTGCATCGAAAGTGACAGTTGAAATAGAATAAGGGAAGAGGTCATTAAATACTACCTGAAACTTCGGAATAAGATTATTACTTAAAATTTGAAGTGTTCCGTCAGAATATATGTCTTGTCTTTTCTGACCAAATCCTTGTGGTATATATGCCTTCTTTTCTAAATCTCGATATTCACCTACGCTCTGAGGATAACCTAATCCACGAATCCAATTTTGTATCTCCATATAATTGGTTAGGTCTTCATCAACCATAAACCTTAAACTTAAATCACCAAATTCTATCTTATCACCTGGTAGTGGAATATCTCTTAGATAAGTAGGTTGTTCAGCAATTGCTAAACTCATGTCAGGTATATTTGCTTCATTACAAAAGTAAGCAACACCAGGACTCCTTTTCAGTGAGAATTTAAACCCAACTGGTGAGAGAAAATTTCTATTACCAATAGGAGTACCTGGTCTTGGTTGTGGAGCAGTTTTTATTGCCATTAGTTATCTCTAGACATTTGTTCTTCCAATTTTGCTTTAGCAGCTTTAACTCCAGCAAGTCTAACTTCTAAAGCATCTTCAAAACGTTGTAGTACTTTCAATTTAAATTCTTTACGACTCATGATACATTTTTAGACTACTTATATTTAGACATAAATTAAGGATGGTTGAGTATTAGATTTTGAATATTGACTGAGTATTACAGGATGAAAACTGACAAGAGTTTTATGTCTTGAATACTAACTGAATATTATCCCCTGAATACTAACGAAGACCATCCTTAACAATCATCTTACGAGTAGTTGTCCATAAAATTTGCAATTGTTTATCAGCATACTTCATTTCTTCTCTAATTGTTTCCAAATCTTCAATAGATTTAAAAGTATGAGGTTTTGGATATCCATTATCATCAAAAGCCATACTAATTTTATTTTTGTTTCCTGCTTTTCTTTTATGCCACTTCCAATTAGATGCTGTAACACCTGCATTTGTATGGTATGGGGTTAGTCCAAAATAAACTTGTTTAGCATACTTCCAATGAGGAACTTTATGTATATCATCAATAGGTAAATTTGCCCTATCAGATCTAAATCTCAAATTTCCATCAGGAGTAAGAATCGTATTAACAACATTATAAATTTGTTTTAATATAGTTGCACTGGTATAATTTACTATACCAGGTAACAATGCATTTCCTTTTTTATTAAGAGTTAACTTAAAGTAATCTCTTGTACTCTGAGGAAGATTAGAATAAAGAAGTGTAATATTAGTTTTTATCCATTCTGATACTGCATCAGTAGAAGGATTATCTTTACCAATACCATAATCTACATTTCTTCCAAGATTAGAATCTTCTGTTAGATTATTTCTATCCATAAAGATAGAAAGATTTTTTTCCTCATGATCCTCTCCTGTTAGAGGATAAAATTCTTTAAGAGAATTTATAACATGTGGAAATTTTTCTATGTAATATGCTATCGATAATGTATCATTTTCATCAGTTTTAGGAATTAATTTTTTATCATCTGTTTCTAATATTGAATATATTTTTCTTGTTTTCGGAGTTACTTTTTGCGGAAAACATAAAATACTAATGTTTCTTTGGTCTGCAATTTTTCTTATTTGACGCAACTCGTCTATATTATAAGTCTGTGCTTTACTATTTTCTTCTCTTGCTCTTAAATGAGCATCTTCAATAATAATTGTCATACCATCAGACAATCCTGGTACATTTAATAACTTAAAATCATCTGTAGATATTTCATGATGAGTTTTTGTTTGTGGATTGTATGTGGTTATTTGCTTTTTGCCAATGTCGCAGACTAGAAATTTAAAATGTGATTGATTGTTCATAAATTTGAGTATTGAGGGATGAACACTAACAAGAGTGTTGCTGTATGAATACTAACTGAGTATTGCTTGCTGAAAACTAACTAGAGATTCAAGACTTGAATACTAACATAACATTATAGCATAAAAAAAGACCCCCTGCAAGAGGAGGTCTTTGAGAAATATAAGCATCTAGCTTACATGAGGTTCTTAACAGCAACTCTTCTGTAGTAGCGGTTGGTGTTAACACGGAGTCTTCCAAGTCCTTGGTCGAGTCCTTCGGCAAATGGGTTCGCAACGATTCCGTAACGAGTCTTAAAGCCGATTTTTGGCTGGAATGAATTTTCTCCAACTGCACGAACCATCTGTAGTGGAACATATGGGCAGTAGAACAGACCAGCATCATAAGGAGATGAACCCTTATAACCAACAACATAGTACTGGTTACCACCTGTTGGGGCACCACCATTAGCACCTGGCTGAAGGTTAGCAGAATATGGGTCAATGTATACTCTGTACTTACCTTGTAATGTACCAGCAAATGTATTGCCTGTATCATCAACATTAAGGTTAGCATTAAGAGCAGGTGTGTAATCAAGTACACCAGCCATTGTTAGTGCAGAAGCAACATCAGCGGAGCAAAGGATGATGTTACCCTTTCCACGACGAGTTCTCTGTGCGATTGCGTTTGCGTCTCTTTCCATCTGGAAGAGTAGACCCTTGAACTTCTCAACAGACCATCTTCCGTTTGAGTCGATGTCAAGGTCGAATGTACCAGCGTTAGCAACATTCTGTGTAGCACCTTGCTCTGCAACCTTGTAGATAGTTCTGATAACTTCTCTGTTAATTTCAGCAAGTATCTCAGTACTAAGGATGTTAGCAAGTTCTGCCTCTGCATTAAGACCATGAATTGCCTTAAGGTCTTGAGCAAGCTCTAATGAGTACTCAGCCTTGAGGGCTCTGGACTTAGCAGTAACGGTGACCTTCTCGATTGAGAATGCCATCTGGTTGAACGCTCTGGTTCCTGTACCATCTAGCTTCTCAGCGTTGTCTGTACGAAGACCTTCACCTACATTGTATGCAGTAGAAGATGCTGTTGCAACAGGGTTAAGAACAGCAGGGTTAGATCCAGCCTGAGCTGTTGTACCTAAACCAGCATTAGCGTCTGCCCAACCTTGGGTACGAGTAAAGCTAGCATCTTGTCCTGAGAATGCTGTATCTGCTTCGTCGTAGAATGATTCAGTGCCACTCTGATTAGTGTAGCGTGAACGCATTGCGAAGATAAGTCCAGTAGGACCAGACATTGGCTGAACACCAGCAAGGTCATATGCGACCAAGTTAGGCATTGCTCGTCTAATCAATGAGATTAGAACTGGGTCGAAACCTGCAGTTGGACCAGCAGCGGCTGCAGTGCCACTAAATCCTGGATTAGCACCAGAATTAGTCCAGTTTGTAGGTTGCTCAGTAAGCATTGAGGTACCACCTTCAAATGCTTGCTGCTCTTTTAAAAATTTTTCTTGGTTCTCTAGCAGGACTGCGGTTACGCTTCTACGATGAGAATCCTTAATAGGATCAATACCATCGTAATCTAGAAGTGGTGCCCACTTTTCCTGCAACTGTTCTGAATGGAACATTTGCTTGTTTAAAATAAAAGGTTATGTTTGATTAATAATATTAAATTCAATTATTTTGCTAAACCACGGAGAGTGTTTAGATATCCAGCCATTGAGTTTGAAATGTCTGCAGGTGCAGCATTATCTACTCCTTCTGATAGGTTCTCTGATTTAGCCCTTGGTGACTTTCCGTTTGTAGGGAAATAAGATTCCTTTAAAGTCTCCAACTTCTCACGATATTCTGTATCACTTTCAAACTCAACACTTTCGGAAAGTGAAGCGAGCTTCTCTTTCTGAGTGGCCGCAAGACCTTCAGAAACTGTATTGAAGATTTCCTCTGCAGTAGACTCAGCAAGTCTCTTTGTTAAGGAAACATTCTTCTCAATTTGCTCATTGAGTTTGGACTCCATATCATCTAGTTTTTCTACCATGCTCTCAAGTACATCATATTTTTCTTCAGGGATTGATACATAATGTTCTTCAAAAAGACTCTTAAGACCAGTCATAAA